CATCTAACCACATCGATGTTAAGCGTGGTTCTGATACTGTGATGGTGCTGGGTGGTAACGGAGAGATTGATTGCGAGGGTCAATTCTGCGAGCACGAAGCAAGCAACCTGCCTATCACTGTTGCTGGTTCTGCTAGTGGACACAAGTATACGCTTTATGTGTTTATCAACAAATTAGGGCGTCAATAATTAACTAAAAACGAAGTACAGTAGGCGTTCTTGCCTAGATATTGTAGTCGCAAGACTACATTGAAAAAGATAAACACCCTACTGTTACATCTTACAATTTCTATTATCGACTACCTCTATAGAGGTAGACACTTCCAACGTTTTTGGGTGCTTGAGGAGATTGCTCGGGCACCCTATTTTGCGTTTTTGAGCGTGCTTCATCTCAGAGAATCTATGGGCTTACGCGGTCCAGAACATCTCTATCTAATGAAACAACACTTCGATCAAAGCGTCAATGAAACAGAACATCTGGAATATATGGAAAGTCGCGGCGGTAATTCTTACTTTATCGATCGCCTGTTCGCCAGACACCTCGTACTTGTCTATTATTGGATCAACGTGGTTTATTATTGGATGGCTCCTGTCTCTGCATACCATCTGTCTTACGAAATAGAAATCCACGCTGGTGTAACCTACGCCAAGTACCTTGCAGAAGTCGGACACGACGATAGAATACTAGAGATACTGAACGACGAACTCCACCACGCTAAAGAACTTGAGGAGGCTATGAACCTTTATGTTGGGACAGATCTTGCTCTGGGTTAGTATACCCTTCGTAGTCGTCACTTTCTGCTTTGGTTTTATCAAAGGGGAAAATGATTATTACGAGACAGACAAATATGACGGTGACGGTACCGCTCACAAGGTACTTAAGTAATGTTACACTTTGTAAGGTGGTTTCTCAATAACCCCTTTACTCTCGGTACTATGTGTATGACGCTGGTCTTCGTACCTATCTTAGGTATGTGGGCTGTGCACAAATACGGATGGGAACACTGGGAGCCTTTTACCAAGCACAATGAGTCACCGAATGGACCAGATTAAACCACCCCATTATGTCACTCGTGAAGAGTGCCAGGAGATGATTGACGATGCCATCCGTAAGCACAACCGAAATGCTGGAATTATTTCTATGTGTGTCGGTTGGGTTGTTCTTGCTTTATTTGCTGAAGGTCTCTTACGACTCATCGGAGTAATCGATCCTCTATTCCCGTGGCTGAAAATCACATTATAGATTGGATAGGAACAATCCTACTATTTGTCTTTGGTGTAACTATGATATGCCAAGGACATTTTATAATGCGTGGTAAATATGGGTATAGGCATACTGAACGCGAAAAGCATAAGGCAGCCACAACTCGCAAACAGATCGAAGATTTATTAAATGACAAGTAAAGCTATTGTTATATTTGGTGCTACTGGTGATCTTTGTAAAAAGAAACTCATACCAGCACTACACAAACTCTGGGAGAAAAAACTTCTACCAGAAAACTTTTTGATTGTTGGTTCAGCAAGAAGAGAAATCTCTAGAGAGATGTGGAAGGAATCTCTCGGTGAATATCCAGAAGAGTTTATGCACTGGTTGGATTATGTTCCTTCTGATTTATCCGACCCAGCCAGACTGCGTACTCTAGATCATATCGCAGATGATGTCACATATTTCTTGTCTGTTCCGCCAAGTAGATATGAAGATGCAATCATCAATTTATCAGAGGCAGGAAAATTAGATGACCCAGAAAGATCGCGTGTGGTTGTGGAAAAACCCTTTGGGGACAACCTTGAATCTGCTTATCATTTGCAGTCTGTGGTGCAGCGACATCTACGCGAAAAACAAATATATCGCATTGACCATTATCTCGGCAAAGACACTGTTTCTAATATTCTTGCTACACGGTTTAGCAACATTGTTCTTGAGCCACTATGGAACCGCAATTACATAGAAGAAGTTCAGATCTTTGCTACTGAGGATATCGGATGTGAAGGTAGAGCACAATACTATGAACACGCTGGTGCTGTGAGAGATATGCTACAGAACCATATGCTTCAGGTTCTTGCATACATCGCTATGGAATGTCCCGCTAAATTATCTGCCAGGGAAATCCGTAGAGAAAAGATCAAAGTTCTATCTGCTGCACGATTAGGAAAGAAACTTGTCTGTGGTCAATACATTGGTTACACAGATGAAGAAGGAGTTGATCCAAAGTCTAGCACACCTACATTTGTGGCTGGTGATATCTACATCGACAACTGGAGATGGAAAGATGTTCCCTTCCACTTTATGACTGGTAAGAAATTACCTTATAAGTGTGTCGAAGTTGTCATTAAATTGAAAGCACCTCCTATACAATTGTATGAAGGACATCGTTACAATGACCGCATCGTGATCCGCATTCAACCGAATGCACACCTAGATATTCGTATGGATATGAAGTCCCCAGGCTTCGGTGATGATGTGGAAACTGCGACCTTGACGCACGAGTACCCTTCAGATCGATCCATCGATGGATATGAAAGACTTTTGTTTGATGCTATACGCGAGAAGCAAGAACGTTTTGTTCACGCTGAAGAGATTTTAGAGTCTTGGCGAATTGTTGATGATCTTCTGTGTACTGGTATGTCCTGTCCTATTAGGACTCAACCGTATCTGTACCACCAAGGTGTCTGGGGACCTAGCCATAAAACGCAATTCATTACAAACTGGGATTATCCCCGATGAAATCTCAATACACCCTCTTCCTATGCTTTACACCACTAGCTATTATCTACATAGTTATGAAGTTAGCAGTGTGGATGTCTGCAGTCAATGCTGAACAGGATTATGTCAAACGAGAACCTTTACGAAAACGAGGACCCTTCGTGGCGAACGCATATGCAGATGTTGATGAAGAGGAAGAGGAATATGGAGATCGCACGGATTATAGATAAAGCCCTAAAAGATTACTATAATGACAAAGGTCTCCCTACGCCAAACTGGAAACTGAAAAGGAATCCAGATTGGTGGACCGATTACCTTACTGACCTAGGATTAGATCCCAACAACAAATGACTAAACTGAAAGTAGGAATTATTGGTCTTGGTCGTATGGGCGAGGGTATGTCTCGCCGTATGATTAAGGCTGGCATTGAAGTACACGGTTACCGTAACAATTATGCAAAAGCTCAAGAACAATTTGAAAAGGGTTATATCAGTGGATGTACCACTTCTCTGGAAACTCTTGTTCAAGTAGTCAAGGATAAGAAATCCATTTATGGAGAGAAGTCTGGGGAGACAATCGTCTCTGAACAACCAGGTATTTTTATGATGGTTGTACCAGCAGAAACCGTAGAGGACACACTCAATGAGCTACTACAATTTTGTAGTGAAGGAGATATTGTTATTGATAATGGCAATAGCAATTTTAAGGACTCAAGGCGCAGGGCGGAACGTCTGGCAAAGTTGGGTATCCAATATATTGACTGCGGCACTTCTGGTGGTGTTTACGGTCTGGACCGTGGATACTGTCTTATGGTTGGTGGTGCAACTACTGCAGTATCCGCCTGCGCTCCTATCTTTAGAGCACTCGCCCCAGGTATTGGATCTGCCTCTCGCACAGATCCTATGAGCCACGAGACTTCTGCGGAGTTTGGTTGGTTGCACTGTGGACCACCAGGTGCAGGACACTTTGTCAAGATGGTTCATAACGGTGTAGAGTATGGCATTATGCAAGCCTACGCTGAAGGTTTCAACATTCTACACGAAGCAAATGCAGGATCACAATACGTCAAAGAAGGAGACGCTGAGGTTGCGCCTATGGCGGATCCTGAGTCCTATTGCTATGACATTGACGTTGCTGAGGTGGCTGAGCTTTGGCGTCGTGGTAGCGTTGTTGGTTCTTGGTTACTCGATCTTACCGCTATTGTACTACGCCGCGATAGAGAGCTTAGCAACTTCGATGGGGGAGTATCAGACTCTGGTGAAGGGCGTTGGACTGTTCACGCTGCTGTGGATCTTGGCGTTCCCGCTCCTGTCCTTAGCACTGCACTATTTGAGAGGTTCAACTCTCGAAGACTAGGACGTTTTGCAAACCGTGTCCTCAATGGAATGAGGGCAATGTTTGGAGGTCACGACGTTAGGTGAAACGACGAGTGTTTGGACCGCTCTCGAAAGAAGAGGTAGCAGAGAATAAAAAACTTGCTATTGATTTGAGAGAGCGTATGCTTCAACTAAGGATATTAGATCACCCAGAGGAGGATGACTGGCTCTGGGATAACCATACCTATGAGTAATGAAAAAATCCGACGACGAACGCAAGAAAAGAGTAGATCAGATCTCTAAGCATATTCATCCTCATAACGATGAACCAGATCCTACTGCGCATATGGGGAACTATAACTTTCCTCAGATGCTCTTCGCGTTCTGTGTCGGATTTTGTACTATGTTTGTATTGGCAGTAGATGAAATAAACGACTTCAAGGGCTGCCCTTTACCTGAGTATTTTAATGAACCTTATACTAAAACCCCTAACAGATCCTAATGGGGTCACCTGGAGTATTGTACTGACACTGGTATTTCTCCTTTTTATGGTTTCTGTGTACATCATAAATATAATGAAGTACGCATATAGGGAACTAGAAGATGGGAGCAATGACACCCCCAAGTCGTAAGTCTTGTTACAACTTTAGAGTGGTATCGATAGATAAAGTGTTGGATGGAGACACGATCGATGTCACGATTGATCTCGGTTTTGACCTTTATAAAAAAGAGAGAGTTAGAGTTGCTGGTGTGGACACGCCAGAGAAGCGTACTAGAGATCTCGAAGAGAAAGCGCTAGGGATCGATGCAACGAATTGGCTCAAAGAGAAGTTGGATGGTGCCATTAGTGGGGATGACGATCTTGTTATCCGTACTGAGCTTGTTGGTGGTGTCGGCAAGTATGGTCG